CCTTGGGCTCACTGTCCAAAGTTTCATGATTGATAGGAAAATAACAAACTATCTTTCAATTCACTATGAACCGAGCGTTCAAAGAACAACATAACGCCCTCAGGCTATTGTTATGTAGCCCAAGGCGTTCTTAGGGTTTTGTTTAAATTTTGACAGTGCAGTACGCAGTGTCAGGACTTTTGCCCTTAATCTTTTCTGCAGGTGGAAAAGGTTTTTGCCCGCCTCTATTAAAAGGTCTATTTACGGGCATGATATTGGAATCAGGTGCTGGCAAGAGAATGTGAAAAGCAAAATCTATACCAGCTGAAACTAAGTAATTTCCATCAAGTGAAGGTGAACTACCTGTTCCATAGGTGTATATTGGTAATAAGGGATCTTCTACGTACTGAAGCTCAACCATTAATAAACCAGTACCACTTTCCGTGTAAAACGGTGCTATAGGTACCCATGGAAAAACAGATAAAAACGGAACTTCTACCTCTACTATAGGCCAAATATCCACATTGGTTCGATATCCACCATCACCAAATCGTGGTTCGTATGTGTATCGCACATCTTGACCAGGATTTAAAGATCTCGCTGGTTGGTCCATATATACAGCAAGATCAGTAGGATCACTAGGTTGATTGGTTTTTGGAAAAGCTATCTTAGTTCGATAAGAACCAGAATAACCTACAAATAATGTAGCTATCCAATCGATGGCATCCGATTCTGCAAAAGCGTTTATAGTAGCTTGAGTTGTTGTAGTTTCGACTATGGTCTGTCCAAATCTAGTTTCATAATTACCTTCTTTCCGTGTACTATATCGAGTTATTAGATCGCGGATGGTACCATGGAAAGCCTGATACTCATATAAAGGTTTAATATTAACTCCATAATCAATAACTACATCAGAATGATCCAACAAGCCATGAGGTACAACTTCATTTGCATCTGGAGGTTCAGTAGGGGTAGATGGACTACACAATGATCGAAATCGAAAATCGTCACCAGCGGCAGCCACAATTAAATAAGGTAATGACACCTCATTAGCACCACTTGTAGAACCAATCGCCCAACCATCAACACTAATGGACCAATTATCTGTAGAATTTCTATAGTCCCAAGCTGATTGTCTAACAAAAGGCACAACCACTTCAACAACTGTAGTACCCCGCACAGTAACATGCTGAGTCATATTATCTCCAACATATTCTTTATCAGTTCTATTCCACCCTCTTGGACCAGGTGAAAGAACAATGATCATATTATAAGTAACAAGAGGGGTTCCAAAAAAGATAAACTTATATCGTAACGAACCTCGCCAAAACCTAAAAAATCGACTAAAGAATTGAAGATACCCACGAGACAAGGAAGTGTCGCGCAAGCCAGTTTCTATAAGAAGTGCACCACCATTAGACGGATTATATTGTCCATCTGCTACATAATGCCATCGCTTACACAATTCATATATGCTAATTTCAGTATCCGCTCCTGTATCACAAGGTTTAATTGGAATAATATTAGAATTATCTCCAAGATTTAAAACACCTGTTTCGACATTACATGAAGCGGTTTCTCCCCATACACTTTGTCGAACCGACTGATGGCTACCCGGGGTAGGAGTAGTACCTACATCATCAGTCACGTGTATGGCTGTCTCTTCAGCATCATTGGTAAGCATGGAAGTTGTTTCCCCATATAGTTTTTGAGCATCTTGGAACACTTTGTTGCCAACAGCCCATGTAGCTAAGGCGGCTTTAATATTGTTTGAATTAACAATAGTGCCTAGATTATCATAGATACTCCTACTGGTACGGATAATATTATCCATGTGTTGTGTAGTAGTAGATGCATGTGGTTTGACGACTGAAAATCCGTCATCTGGAGGAGGAGCATACGGTGCTTGTAACACTGGATTTACATATCTAGCAAAAACTCTAATCGTAGCAGTAGGACTGGCCTCATCTACTTGTACGAATTGATGCGCTTCAATGAACAACCTCCCCAGCATCTTTAAATATCCTTCAGTAGTAGGATATTGTATTTCAGATCCAGGAGCATCTGGGTCTCTATCACTAACAGCATATTTAAATGGAGCCTGCCATTTACAATTCATTATTCCAGATTCAGATTCAGAAGTGGCTATAACTAATATATCGTTGGTCATAAAGTCAGCCCAATTCTTACGTTTTGGAAAAGCATTGGTAGCAAAAACAGTGCGAGGTTCCATAGGATACCAATATGCCGTTATAAACCCAGATAAAGATACTGGTGCTGTAACTGAAATATCAAATTCCATACTATCAGCACGAAAGTATCTAAATTTATCTATGATGGATTGTAAAAGCGGTTTTCGGTACAACCGCTCAAACCCGTCAATTTCATAACGGGTTCCGTCACTAGTAATAGAAAATTCATCTAACAAGTACTTTCTAGAAAGTATTTGAATTGGAGTGTCTTCTGTGGACATCGGATGATGGTCCATTGACAACAATGATAAACCTTCCGTTTCATGTGCGGTGACTGACTCTGTTTTGTTAAGAGTAGTCAATTGCTGAATATCTTCTTTTACCTCTTGATTATCAGCTAAATTAAGAGTTCCTATTTCTGTATTTGCATCTGCGGTGCGTCTTGGTACACCAGCCTTTAAAATAGTGTCTTTCAAAGGTAAATGAAATGCAGGATCTTGACATGATGAAAGACGTGTATCATGTGAAGCCAGCACACATTCCATTGAGTGAGGTTTGACTTGGCCTTCGAAGTGACCGAAAGAATCTGGACTACTATCTAATGTAAAATAGTGTACCATCCAGTCTTCACTAGTGTCAATGCTATTATTATAAGCACCCGGCACATACCGTTGAAACCATCTATTTTTGTAATAATACCAATCTTTGAAATCAGCATTACATCCATATTTGGTTGCGGCATTAACCAATTCATTACGAATGGCTTCGAAAAAGTCTCTTCCATGATAAACGGCTTCCATAAGAGCCATGTTGGAAGTTTGTCTAATGATTTCATCATCTGGGGTCTCTTTGTGCGACCACCGTAGAAATCCATAGATTGAGTCAGGGTTTAGTGCATGTGCCACTACTCCCTCGACATGATTGAAAGTACGTGAAAGAAAACTAGGTAATCCTTCAATGTACGGTTCAGTAATTTCCTGTTTATTACCATCAGTAACAGTATAACCAAATTCTACTTTGGCTATAAAAGCTATGACGATCATATTAACATCAGGAAACTTACTATTAAAAGAGTATGCAGTATCATCTCCCATTCCCACGAATGACAAGATGATATGGAGGTCAACTCCTGGGTAGACACAAGTACATGTCCACTTAACAACTACATACTGACTAAAGGCATTGAATAATGCCGTTATAAAGCTGCCTGAAGGTAGCCCTATATATGACATGTAAAACATGCCATTGTGTACAAAAACATACACTGTAACATTGGCACAAAGAGTATAGATCATAATCCATACTGTTCCTTTTGTCCCAGAAATGTTAGCCATAAATAGTCCAAATACATGGGCCATAGATGGCTTTTGATTATTGTCTAATGAAGATACATCTCCTTCACCATGTTTATCAAATTTAGTGAGCATTTGATATAGGCGTTGAACTTGCATTCCATGAGGATTATATCGACAATAATTTTTAGTAGAAGAATTGACGCCAAGTAACTGCATCATATCTCCTAAGACCATCTTAAATACAAGAAGATCCGGAAAATTAATAGGCATGAATACACGAGGGTATTCCTTAGAGTACGGAAGCAATTCCGCTTTTAGGCATAAACCGGTGACCATCCACCAGCACTTGCCCTGCTTCAACAACTCTAAGCGCTCATTAACTGCCTGGATAAGATTATCTGGAATGATTTGAGTTTCATAAATATGTTGCTTCAAATCAGGATCACCACAAAGGTGTTTCCACAAACCAATAGATGTTTTTCTACTAAGTCCGTTCCAGTAGTCACAACCAAACAGTGCTTCCTTAATATCTCGTACTTGTATACCTCCTTCCCATATCTTGAATTCTTCCACAAATCCTTGCCATAAAAGACTAGGATTATTTTTAATAGTCGATTTCAATTCTATGGACATAGGATCAATTCGCATCCTACGTTTAATATACCATTTGGCAAATGCTCTAGCTTGGTTTCTATTAATGGGTCGTTTAACATCCTTAATAACTTCAGGATCGTAATATGGCATAAAAGGATGAGGCTTATACTCATTACCTCCTTTACCAGAATAGAACACCGTGCTACCACACATCGCCACAGAGTTGGATATATCAAAAGGTGTCTTCCACTTTCTAGTTAACAGAGCTTGTACATCTTCAGTTATGTGCAAACCTTGTACCCCATGTGGTTTAACCTCGTCTACTAACTTAAATGGTATAACTGCTGAAGAACCGTTATGAAATTCACCTGCATGTATAAATGCAAGTTTCCATAAACCGTCTATTTTCGCAAAATAAGGCATACCGCAATCTCCATCTTTAGTACTAAGTCCGTATATTGAATAATAATTATTCTCGACATATCCGGTCTTACCTACTTTAAGATTAGAACTTGCTTTAGATGGTTTACCAACACTTTCCAAAGTCAAATCATCTGGATTCAAACGATAGACCGCAGTGCTGGCATTAATATTGGTAGCTGCATATTTGCCTAATGCCGTGGAATCATTTATGTTCGATGTCCCACGTTTAAACACTATATATGCCATGTCTCCTTCTCCCTCTACAATATCAAAGTCATCACGACTTATATGTAGTGGAGAGCGGTTATTGTCTCTAATGTGCCATGGTTCCAACTTGATCATTGAAAATCCAGGTAGCTTTAAAGCATGTTTAACCACCATAAGAGTTCTGCCACCAATAAAAAGTGCATTGACCTTATAGGTACTAGAAGAACCAATTGCAGTAAA